GAGGACTATGGATCGGGTATACCCCCTGAAGTAGTTTAAGTTTTTGGAGTTCGTGCCTCTACTTTGGCGCAAACTATGGCCAGTTTTGACTCACTTAAATAAATATAAAACTATGCTAACGAGTATTGATTGCCGATTGTTGCTAACGAGGAATAGCGGTCTTTGTAGTTACGCTACCGAGGTCTTTATTGTTGTATGGAATCGGAATGTTGAGTACTTAATACCTCTGAGTTTTACATTTATACATAAGTAAACTTCTTATGCGCGATGTAAAAACAGGTTCAATTATCCTCTTCATTTCCTTTCTTTGACGATAAATTCACCCCCTATTCTTAGGATCAAGAAAGTCAATGTGATAAATGGACAAGTGTAATAAAGTTACGAAAATTAAATACAATGTTTATGCTGATTCAGATAGATGTTTATTCATCTATAAAGACAGAGTGAATAGAGTGCGGCGATCGCTCTGGAATAAAATAGAAGGTCCTACATTTCATCTGTGTGGATATTCTATAAGGTTTTTCAATATGAGTAAGCCGGAAGCTCTCAAGCGTTTTTATGCTTGTTTTCCATCTGAAAAGCATAAATTCCAAGCGCAAGGAGGCTTAATAGACGGAGTTTCTGTTTTAATTACCATGTTGCAAGCTCTAGGTGAGTGTAAAAGCTCTAGATTTGAACACAACGTTAAGGAGATGCCTAATATCCTTAAGAGACTACTCTCCGAGTGGGATTTACTACTGTGTGAGATTTTGTCTCTAATTGAAGCTATCACGTCTTTAGAGTTGGATATTAGGTCGATAGTACGAGTTTGTTTGAACATATATACTATAGTCAGAAGAGGCAAAGCTGTTTTTGAGCCTCAGGGTTTTGATACTCTAGTTATGGGAACGCTCCTTGAGGCTATTCCAAATCCATTCAAGGCTATATTAAGAAACATGTCGTTGCTATCGAACGGTAAAATAATGGATGATGCTTCAATGTTTTCCAAATTAGTCAGCTTGATAGTTGATTTTTTGCGCAATATTGTCAACAAATTTGATATATTTGCTGCGGTTCGAGAAAAAATTTTGGAGATTCTCGATTATATTCCTTTTGGAAACAAACATTCGATACTCTCTGAAATTAAGAATCTTCTTAAAATTAGGAAACACGATCATGGATGTCTGAATGATGCAGATATTAGGGATCGTATTAAGGCCACCAAGGCCAAAATTGACGAATGCGAAGAGTTGACTGAAATGGCTTCTAAATCAGCACTAGTTAGGAAAATTTTATCTGAATTTTCTAACTTGTGTTCTTACTTGGAAGCATATGAGAGAAGTGACAGACAAGAACCGAGTTGTTTTATTTTTGAAGGGCCGCCTGGAACTATGAAATCGATTGTTATGAATCAGGTATTACAGGCCTTGGGCGAGAGCAAATATCTCCATTCTACAAAGCCTACTACTGATGGTAAGGACTTTTGGGATGCTTATGACAACCAGCATGACGTGGTCTTTGATGACATGGGCCAAATGGGAATCTCACAATGGAGAATGTTTATTAATTTAATTTCTTGTGTGAAATTGCCATTAGATTGTGCAGCAGTTGACAAGAAGGATACGAAATTCTTTAATAGTAAGCGCATTTTCGCGACAACAAACAATTTTTCAGGCCTGAATGGTTTAGTTAGATCAGACGGGATTTCAGACGTTAGAGCTCTATGGAGAAGAGGTTATGTGTTCTTGTTCAATGTGAAGAGATTCGGCGGTAGAATTGAAGGAAATATCGAATTCAAGTACTTCAACACTGACAAAGATAGATTCGAACGCGGTTTTCCGGATTTCATAACATCAGATGTTCCATCAATATTTCATATAGGGACAAATACTCCCCGCGTTAAATATATTAAATGGATTTGTAGTATAGTGAAACTGTTTGATGCTCATAAAGAAACTCAATTTGCGTCTTTTGACTTATCCCAGAAAGAGCTAGAAGAAATTCAGTTTGAAGACTCAGCTGAACAGCAAGGATCAACAGTGAGTGTTCCTAAATCTAGTAGTATGGATTTGGTTGAATACGAGGCTGTTGATGATGTTTGCGATGTGAACTCCGAGTTTTTACAATGGATGGAATTTGGCTACCGTGTAGGCAAGAAAGCAAACTGGGAGCAGCGATTTCTAGATTGGATAGGTACTATCGGTTTGGCTATAAAAAATTTTGTTTTCAAGTTATCTAGAAATATACGTAAGGGCATTGCTCAACTTGGCAAGGAAGTACTTGCTTGTTATCATTCTCCAGAATTACTTAAGGACTACGCTCCAACTATAATAGGCGTTGTAGCCAACGTAGTATGGATAGGAATGTTAATGATGCTGAATAAGCTGGCAGATCGCGTAGCCGCCAGCGTAGAAGTCCAAGGATTTGCCAATTATGCTAAGGAAAAGTCAGTAAAGAGTGAAAACTGTAGCACTATAATATCCCAGGTATCTAAGTCGGTCTTTAGAATTAAATCTCACTGGAGTAATGGGGGTGACTGTCACGTTAGAGCTCTGGTATCTGGTCATTGCCTAGTATTACCCGGGCATGCTACCGAGCAATACGGTCACCTAACTGTTTACAAAGATTTTGATAGTGACCACAGACTCCTGGACCATGTGGAATACCGAAGAGTTTACTTGAATACCAAAGAAGATCTTAGTATAGTGATGATAAACCCGTCTATAATGACTCCATTTAAGTCAATGAGTAAATTTTTTAAGAAACCTGATACTCAAAACCAATGGCTCGTCAATGAAGAGTCACGCATTCCAGTCGGTTCTATTGCTAAAACTAGATTTAGGAAAGATCCTATTGTGTATGATGTCAGTACTAGAGGAACAGAGAAATATCAATGTGAAATTGGAGTCGATAGCATGACTACATATTCTGTTGAAGGAAAAGGGCTATGTGGTTCTTTAATAGTTTCGCAAGACAACGGAATAGCTGGAATGCATGTGGCAGGTCAACCTGGCGTTATGGGAGTAGCTATTAATTGGAGAGAAGACACTATAAATGACGTTAGACGAATTTTAGATGAGGATAAAAACAATTATCTTAATTTTGAAATTTCAGATAAAATCATTCCGAACTTTAGTGGAATCAAAGTCAATGCTGGGTATAATACTAGTGTTGGTAGCAAATCTAATTTAATACCATCTCCTTTGTATAATGTATATTCAGTAGATAGAGTGCCTGCTGATTTGACAAGCTGCGGAAAATTTACTGTGAAAGATATGGCTAAGAAGTCGTATGAACCAGTTCAAGACATTAATGTAGATGAACTGGAATTCGCTAAAAGAGCCATCGATTTGATAATACCTGGTTTTGGTGATGCCAGCGAACAAGATGTGATTAAGGGCAGAGACAATGTAGCAGGTATAAACATGAAATCATCCAACGGTTTTAATTGTTTAAAATTCAAAAGCGACTACATTGATAAAGAGGAAGGTATCTGTTTACCAACATTTAAGAAGGAGCTGGACAATTTTGAAAACGATCTCGATAACGGAATAGTCGATCCTAGTTTAATGCTTAATGTAGAAAATTTGAAAGATGAACTTCGTAATAGAGAAAAGGCTGGGAAACCAAGGAGTTTCAGAGTCAGTACTTTGCATACACAGTTTTTGACCAAGAAGTACACCATGAATATGGTCAGCTCTATAATGCATAATAGAGACTTTAATCAAATAATGGTTGGTGTCAACCCATACAAAGAATGGGATGCTATGTATAAACGTCTTAGACAGTGCTCTGGAGTTTGGGCTGGTGATTTAAGCTCTTGGGATGGTAAAATGCTTCCTCAAGTTCAAACAGCCGTCATTAGAATGATGTTAGTTAAATATAAAGGAAAGCATAAGAAAGCTTTGGAAACTTTACTTTACTCAATTCCGTATAATCTGGATAATATGATGGACGATACGTACTTAACTACTCATTCAATGCCATCTGGCAACTTTCTGACGGCTATTTTTAATAGTATAGTCAATAGAATGTATACGGCTATGTGGTACTTTAGATATAAAAAGAATCCGAGTGTCCACGATTTCCACACCAACGTAGTAGATATGGTTTACGGTGATGATAAGTTGAACGGTATAATAAGTGAAGACTCTAATTTAAATGCTATCTCTATGAAAGAATTTTTTAAGAGCATTGGAATGAAAATGACGACTGCGACGAAGCAGGAAGTATTGAAGCCTTATGAAGCACTAAGCGAAGTTAGCTTTTTAAAGAGAGTTTTTGAATATAACAACAAAATAGGTAGAGTTATGTGCCCTTTGGACAAGAAAACTCTACGAAACACCATCATGTGGTTGGATTCGTCCAAAGACAAAGATGTAGTTTTAGAAGGTAAACTGAGATCATTCATTATGGAAATGTATTTACATAGTGATGGTCAAGATGAAGTGGACTACATAAAAGATAACTGTAACAAGTGTGGAATTAAGTTCCCACATTTGTCTGAAGATTATTTGTTCCATCTTTATACCGATGGAGTCGATTACTTCGACAATTTGTATGGTAATTATTAATTTCCACAATCTGGGTTTTTATGGTATTTTGACCTTCAACAAACAAGTACCTATTTAATATGTTTCGAGTTATAATTCTGAGCACGAAGAAGCTATGGCATATTAAATATTTAAGTGCAAAACAAGAGCTAGAGAATTACACTACTCTAGATCTCTAAAAAGTGTAGCTCAACAAAACCATAATAATAATTCTGTATCCACGACGGAATCTAAAAATCACGTGGAACTTAGAACTAGAAGCTGTTTAGAAGTAGATCCAATTTACAACAATCCGCCGACACTGCGATCGATGGCTAAGAACATGAACATCGATTACGATAAGTATTTAAACAAGGCATTTTTGGTGGACACTTTCAAGTGGGAATCTACACAAGCTGTGGGAACAGTAGTTGGTAGCTACACGTTTCCTGACGCAGCTCTTGTTAGTAATTTTCTGAAAGTTCCATTCATTAATTCCTCCTTGTTTAGATGTAGAGCCAAAGCAATAATTCAGGTCATCGGAACTCCTCAACATCAAGGAATTCTCTTGGCTTCAGCCGAGCCAGTTACAACTAAGAAAGTTGGTTTGCAGTACATAAATAATTCTATGAATGCGCCTCATTCTTTTCTCATAGCTAATACGTCTACTTGTACGGAACTGGAATTACCATTTTATTCGAACACCAAATTGCTAAGAACAGACTCAGAGCCTGCTGATATTCTGTTCAACTCGAATTATAGTGGCAATCAATTCTGTACCCTCAATATACAAGTATTGAATCCGCTAGTGGCTGCTGAATCTGGTTCTACTACTATTACAGGCACTGTGCATGTGATATTTGAGGAACTGGAGTTTTACGCCCCCTTTGCGGAAGTGGATTGGGTGTCTCAATCTGGATGGGAAGCTCAATCTAAGGTCACTGGAAGTCTCTGGAGTCGTTTTTGTGGCATCCTAACTACTGCGCTCGATAACGCAGCAATAGGAGCCAAGAGAATAACTGGAGATTTCATTGATCTTGGAAGGGCTGGAATAAGACAATATACTGGCTTACATAATGCTAACAAAGCCAACATTGAGGACAGAAGACTTGTCGTCTCACGTAACCCACCCAATATTGTCGATCATCAAAATGTGCTTGAAAAATTGGACCCTTATGTTGGATACAATCGAATAATAAGGGATACAATTTTCGATACAACCCAGGATGAGATGGATGTTCTTAGATTAGTGTCTAAACCACAGTATTTATCTACTTTTGCTGTGGATGTTGACACCCAGTCCAAGACGTTGCTATTTTCTAGGCCTATTACCCCTACTCAACAGGTCTATTCCGACGGACAAAATCTATATCTTAATGCCAACCAACAAGTAATGGCATACTTCTCTAGGTATTGGTCCGGAACCATTAAAGTACACATTCAGGCAGACATGACCAACTTTCATAACTGCAAATTAGCCGTGTTTAAGGCCTATTCGCCTCATAGGCAGATGCTTACTTCTTACCCTGAATATTCAACCGTCCAAGGTTTGCTCGTGGATTTTCTCGAATTTTCTTCGGGAGGACAAGTGCAGACGATAGAGTTACCTTTCTGTAGTCAAACGCAAAATTTAGAATGTACTAGAGATTGGGCTTATAATATACTCCAACATGGAATGTATTACATTTATCTGGCTCAACCCTTGGTGACTAATGGAACCGTCTCTAAGAGTGTTAACTTTAACGTTTATTACTCAATGGGTGATGATGCTTGCTTTTATGGTTATTCAACTGACAACGCCGAGAGCATCTTTTCATCGAGCTCTAAACTTGAACAATTAGAGCTCACTCTTGGCACTGATAAGTTGAACGCTATGATATCAGATCATAAAATGCTTGCTGAGAATTTCGTCGCGCAATCTGATACTGTTTTTCCGGTTAATGGAGACGAGGAATTAACTGAAGCTCCGAAAGAACGCCATGATTACAGTGTTGATTGTGAAACTCATAGACCTATTACTAACTTACGAGACATTATAAGAAGAGTCGTGCCTGTTTTCAATTATGAATATAGTTCAGAAGAATTCATAAGTAAAGAGGGAGTCTTCGTTTACCCAATTTCAGATCTTTTGGGTATCACGCAAGATCCACAGTCATCTTCTTACTATGGCAACGTTAGCTCCTTGCTTGCTATTAGGAGATTGTTTTTGGGAATGGATGGAGGCATTAAAGCTAAAATCAAAATACAAGGTTCCCACAATGCATACGTGACTTATATTCCTCCCGGTACCAATGTATCACCGGAAGCGACGACGAAAATTGCGTATGCTAGTTCGCCTCTTGGCGTTTCTGTTCCGTTTACTGATTTAGTTAATTACAGTAGGCAGTACGAAATGCCCGGAAAATCGATAAGACAATCATCCAATAGACAAGAAGCGGCCAACTATACCGTGGTTGATTCTAGGCTTAGATTCAATACGCTTGGCGAGAAACAAGCAGTACTACGTGATGAGTGCATTTTTGACGTAGAAATACCGAATATGAACCCGTGCAGGTTCACTGGCACTTCATCAATCTATGATCCAAGGGAAAAGGTCATAGATATGTGTAACGACTTGGGAACGTTAGTTGTCAGTGTTAAGAGATTTTCTAATACTGATGACACAAGCCGCAAATATATTGTCTCTATAGATATGGGTTTTACTGACGAAACTCGTTTAGGCTATCAAGTTCGATCAGCCGAACTTAAATACCCAGTACTCGACGTTGAGGATGGCTATTTAGTCAGTGACTACTATCATCAATATTCAGGAACAAAATATACAGCTCCTGCCAAAGATCCGCAATCGGTCTTTAAATACGCCTACTTTGGCTAATCTTATCTGTTAATAACATCTAAAACAGACAGGGTGAGTCCTCTAAATAAATAGGGGACTATAAATATACTTTTTATTTAGAACACCCTGAAGGCGGTGTTTCATAAATAGAG